ATTGTATAAGCAAAGTAAAATGTTATTGCGGCAAGAAGTTGCAGATGCAAAAGAAGCAGCTACACAAAAAACAGAAAATTTAAAAGCAGTTCAAGATGCAGAAAAAGAGGCAATAGAAAAAAGATTTGAATTAGAAAAACTATCATTTGATGAAAGAAGAAAAATAGTAAATGAAGATAAAAAACTTTCAGAAAAAGATAGAAAAAACTTTTTAGATAAAATTAATTCTGAAGAAAGAAAATCAGTTGAAGAACATAACAAAGCTATAGCTGATTTAAACAAAAGATACGATGAAGAAGAAGAAAATCGTTTAGCTGATACTGCGGTTAAAAAGGAAGAATTAGACTACACACGTAAGGTAAAAGAAATTGAATCTATAGCGCAAACAGAATTAGAGAAACAAACGCTAATTGAAAAGTTAGATACAGAGCATAAAGCACGAATGACTGTAGCGGCTAAAACTGATGCAGAAAAAAAAGCAGCTGATGAAAAAGCAATTAAAGACAAACAAAAAGCAGAAGAAGTAAAATCAGTAAAAGAAGAAGTACAATTAAGTGCTGAAGTTGATGTTCAACCTTTAACACATTCACCTGAAATCGTATCTTCTTTTAAATTAAATAAAATATCACCTAATCGAGCGATGTCTACACAAGACATTGTAATGTCTAAACTTTTTAACTAAAAATAAAAAATGGCTACAACTACTACAATTACTTCACCAACTTATTCAGGTGAATTTGCAGGAAAATATATTTCTGCTGCATTACTTTCAGGTTCTACTATTGCAAATGGTGGAATCGAAGTTATGCCAAACGTAAAATACAAACAAGTAATTCAAAAAATTGCTACAGATGGTATCGTTAAAGATGCTACTTGTGATTTTGATGCTACTTCTACAGTTACTTTAACTGAAAGAATTTTACAACCTGAAGAATTCCAAGTGAATTTACAATTGTGTAAAAAAGACTTTCACCAAACTTGGGAAGCTATCACAATGGGTTATTCAGCTTTCGATAATTTGCCACCTTCATTTGCTGATTATTTGATTTCACACGTAGCTGCTAAAGTTGCTGAAAAAACAGAACAAAACATTTGGAAAGGTGTTAACGCTAATGCAGGTGAGTTTGCAGGCCTTGTAACATTGGCTACTGCTGATTCTACTGTTATTGATGTTGCTTCTCCTGCTTCAGGTGGTATTACTGCTGCTAACGTAATTGCTGAACTTGGAAAAGTTGTAGATGCTATTCCTGCTGCATTATACGGAAAAGAAGATTTGTACTTATACCTTTCACAATCAGCTGCACGTGCTTACGTTAGAGCGTTAGGCGGATTTGGAGCTTCAGGTTTAGGTGCTAATGGTACTAACTCAATGGGTACACAATGGTGGAACAACGGAAGTTTGTCTTTTGATGGTGTAAAAATCTTCGTTGCAAACGGAATGGCTGATGATTACGTAATGGCTGCACAAAAATCTAACTTATTCTTTGGAACAGGTTTGTTATCAGACCAAAACGAAGTTCAATTAATTGATATGTCGCCAATCGATGGTTCACAAAATGTAAGAGTTGTAATGCGTTTTACTGCTACCGTAAATTACGGAATTGGAAGTGAAATTGTATTGTACACTCCTGCTGCATAATCATAACAAATAAACAAGAAAAGGGTGGTGGAATAAACACCACCTTTTTTTTTATTAATCTTAAAAAAATATATAAAAATGGCTTGTGATTTAACACTTGGAAGATTAGAACCCTGTAAATCAGCAGTAGGTGGCTTGAAGGCCGTTTATTTTGTGAATTGGGGTGATGCAACAGGATACACATACAATGGTACAAATACAGATGTAATTGATACTGTTACAGGTACACCTACTGCATACAAATACGAATTAAAAGGAACGAATAGTTTTGACCAAACTATAACTTCATCACGTGAGAACGGAACTACATTTTTTGACCAAAGTTTAAAACTTCAATTGAAAAGTTTAGATGTAGTTACACACAAACAAATTAAACTACTTGCTTATGGTAGACCACAAGTAATTGTAGAAGATAACAACGGAAACTTCTTCTACTGTGGTTTAGAACACGGAATGGATGTTACCGGTGGAACTATTGTAACAGGTACTGCAATGGGTGATTTATCAGGATACACATTAGAATTAAAAGGAATGGAAAGAGTTCCTGCTAACTTCTTAGGTGATACTTTAGCTGATGTAGGATTTACTGTAGTTTCAGGAACTTAATTTATTCTTACAATTTAATTAAGGGTGGCATTAGCTGCCCTTTTTTATTTTAAAACAATTTAGACTTTTATTTATTATTTAATAAAAAATAGAATGATAGTTTTAAAGGATTCTACATACTCACAAAATTTCAAGTTTATGCCACGTAGTTGTAATATTACTTCTATGGTGTTTAAAGATGAATTAGCAAATGTAGAACACGAAATAGAAAATCCTGTACTTGTTAAAGAAAAGTATTGGATGCAATTTCAAGAAGATTTAACGTTTGAATTTCTAATAGATGGTCGTACATATGCTTTAACTTGTTTTGATGGCGCAAATGTCGTTTATAGAGATAAAGTAATGTGTACAAATCAATCTATTTCTACTTATACAATTAATCAGGGTGTGTATGTTCAAAATGCTACATCAAATGAATTTATAATATATGACTAATAATATTTCAGTTGTTAATTTATCGGCTTATACTTCACCCGAAATTAAGGAGAATAAAAAAGCTAATTACATTGAATACGGAAACGACAACAATTACTTTCAGTATTTAATAGATAGATACTTGTATAGTACTTCAAATGGTGCTATTATTACAGGTATTACTAATATGATATATGGTAAAGGTATTGGTGCATTAGATGCTAATAAAAAGCCTAATGAATACGCACAAATGATTTCTTTAATTAAACCTGATTGTTTAAAAAAGGTAGCATTAGAACGCAAGTTATTAGGAATGGCTGCAATGCAGGTTGTAATGGAAAAAAAGTTGGTTAAATCCATCACTCACTTCCCTATGCATACCTTAAGGGCGGAAAAATGCAACGATAAAGGTGAAATTGAAAATTGGTATTATTTCCCTGATTGGACAAAAAAGAAGCCATCTGAAGAACCTAAAAAGATTCCTGCTTTTGGTTTTGGTAATGGCAACGAAGTAGAAATTTATATTGTAAAACCTTACGTATCAGGGTTTCACTACTATACACCCATAGATTATAGCGGTTCTTTACCATACGCCTATCTTGAGGAAACTATCTCGGATTATCTAATTAACGATATTTCTAACGGATTTAGTGGCACTAAAGTTATCAATTTTAACAATGGTGTACCTTCTGAAGAAATGCGTGAAAGATTAAAAAGCGATGTGCTTTCTAAACTAACAGGCGCACGTGGTGAAAAAGTAATTGTAGCTTTTAACGCTAATGCAGAAAGTAAAACTACAGTTGATGATTTACCTTTAACTGATGCACCTGCACACTACGAATATTTAAGCAAAGAATGTTTTGAAAAACTAATTGTAGGGCATAGAGTAACTTCGCCTATGTTATTAGGAGTACGTACAGGTGATGGTGGATTAGGTAATAATGCAGATGAAATTAAAACTGCTACTTTGTTATTTGATAACATTGTAATTAAACCTTACCAACTTGAATTGATTAATGCTATTGATGAAATTTTAGCAGTAAATAATATTAGCTTAAAATTATACTTTAAGACTATACAACCTTTAGAATTTGTAGATGCTTCAGGAATGAATGCAGAAACTACTGAAGAAGAAACAGGTATTAAAATGAGCAGTCAAGATGTAGCTGATTTGTTAATTGAAAAAGGTGAAGAACTTGGTGAAGAATGGTTTTTAATTGATGAAACAGAAGTTGATTATGATTCAGAAGCAGAATTAGATGCTGAAATAGAAGCATTAAATAACAAAAGCAAAAAAGAACCAAGTTTACTTTCAAAGATCTGGAACTTTGCTACTACAGGAACTGCAAGACCTAATATTAAATCTGAACAAGATGAAAATATTGATGGTGTTCAATTCATTACACGTTACGTTTATAGTGGTAA